CACCCCACAAAACCAATTCAGTCTATCGACGACCCAGACGGAGAGATTGGAATCTGTATCCTTTCTGCTTTGAATCTACTAGAAATGTCAAACGAGAAAGACATAGAAAACGCTTGTAGAATGGCGGTAAGAACGTTAGAGTCTGTAATTGATTACCAAGACTACCCAGTTGTAGCTGGTGAAAATTTCACAAAGAACAGAAGGTCTCTAGGAATCGGTATTACAAACTTGGCTGGCTTCTTGGCTAAGAATAAACTAAAGTATGAAGACGAGGCCACATTGGGATTGGTACACGAAACTATGGAACAAATCCAGTGGAATCTTATCAATGCATCATGCGAGCTGGCCGAAGAAAAGGGTGCTTGCAACAAGTTTGAAGATACAAAATATGCTAAAGGTCTACTACCCATAGATTGGTATAAGAAGACGGTTGACGAATTGGTCAAACCAACTTACAACATGGACTGGGAGGGTCTCAGAAAACGTATAAAAAAATACGGGTTGAGACACTCCACTCTGTCAGCCATTATGCCCTGTGAGTCGTCCAGCGTGATTCAGAACAGCACGAATGGGATTGAGCCTGTCAGAAGCTTGTTGATCCACAAGAAGGCTAAGAATGGCGTTCTTAAGCAGATCGTCCCAAATTACCACATGAGAAAAAATTATTATAGTTTAGCTTGGGAGATGACCGATAATAAGGCTATAATAAATATAGCATCCGTTATTCAAAAGTTTGTAGACATGAGCATGAGCACAAATCTATATTATAATTACGCACATCATGAGGATGGAAACATTCCCCTTAGCGTATTAATTAAAGATCAGATATATGGCTATAAATACGGATTAAAGAATTTCTATTACGCAAACACTCCAGATGGGGACGGCGAAACAGAAAAAGACATGGGTTGCGAATCAGGAGCGTGTGCAATATGAAAACTATCTTTAATACCAAACACGTAGACCCAATGAGCCAACCTCTTTTTTTAGGCAAGGACTTGGGCGTTCAGAGGTACGACATATTAAAGTATCCTATCTTTAAGGATTTAGATAGCAAGCAGATGATGAACTTCTGGAGACCAGAAGAGATCGAGCTTAAGAAGGATCGTGGTGACTTTAAGCAGATGTCGGATAATGAAAAGTTTATATTTACGTCTAACTTAAAATACCAAACAATGCTTGATAGTGTAATCTGTCGAGGTGTACCTACCCTCCTTGGGTTTGTCACCAATACAGAGCTTGAGGCGTGTCTCATGACGTGGCAATTCTTTGAGAAGATACATAGTCAATCATACTCCTACATCATACAAAATGTGTACGCAGACAGCAAAGAGGTTTTTGAAGGTATCTATGAAGATAAAGAAATAATGAAGCGTGCAAACGGAGCTATCCGAGACTATAATAGTTTGATGGGCATGGCTTGCGATAAAAATAAACTGTCTGATATTAAAAAGCAGATATACATGACTATAGTCAGTATTAATATCCTTGAGGCTATAAGGTTTTATGTATCGTTTATTTGCTCCTTTGCTTTTGCCGAGAACAAAAAGATGGCTGGCAATGCAGATATTATAAAACTAATCAAACGTGACGAATCCCTACACTTAGCCACTACCCAAAGCATACTAAAGATCCTTCATAGAGAAGAGTCTGAGGGGTTTATAAAGACCTCCGAACAGTGTCAAAGTGCTGCTATAAAAATGTTTGAAAGTGCGGCGGCAGAAGAAAAGGAATGGGCATCATACCTATTCAAGGACGGCTCCATCATTGGTCTTAACGAGACAGTTCTACATCAGTACATTGACTGGCTTTGTATGTCTAGAAGAAAATCTATCGGTTTACCGTATGATAACGTTGGTAAAAATCCAATAGCAGGATGGACTCAGGCTTGGATGCAAAGCGAATCTGTTCAGGTTGCACCACAAGAGCATGAGATTACTAGTTATAAAATTGGAGCTAGTAAAAACGATCTGGAAGACATGGATTTGGGAGACATGAAACTATGAAAGAGAGTTAATAAAATAACTCAAGACCAGTGAGCATGGATAGAATTTTTGTAAAATAAACAGATCTTTAAACCTAAAGGGATTATAAACCTAAATGTCAAAATCTAGAAGACTCAGAAGAGACAAACTTAGAGAAGACAAGAAACCAAAAGTTCAATACCTAGAAGCAAAAACCGAGAACCAAGCAAATTACATTAGATCCATTATAGAGAACGATATTGTTTTCTGTTCCGGCCCATCGGGGTCTGGAAAATCCTTTATAGCAGCAGGGATAACAGCAGAACATTTACACAGAGGTGTAGTAGACCAAGTTATAGTCACTAGGCCCTTGGTTTGTACTGGTCAAGAGATTGGTTCATTACCCGGAGAAATTGGAGAGAAGATAGCACCATATCTTTTACCGATGCAAGAAAACTTAAAATACTTCCTTGGCCAGTCTTACTATGGACTGTATGACAACGGAGGTCAAATACAGTATAAGCCGTTAGAAATTATGAGGGGGTCTACCTTCCATAACGCATACATGATACTAGACGAGGCTCAAAACTGTACTGTTGAACAAATAAAAATGTTCATAACCAGAATGGGTCAAAACAGTAAAGTGTTGATAAATGGAGATATAAATCAAGATGACCTTAGAGGCAGAAGCGGTCTGGATCACTGTATGGACAGACTAAGAAATATCGAAGGAGTAGGCTTATGTGAATTAGACTACGAAGATATTCAAAGAAATGATATGATAGGAAAAGTTCTACGAGCATTGGAGAATTAATGTTATACGACTACGAGTGCGACTCTTGCAACCGCCTACTAGAAGATGTTTACCAATCTGTAAAAGACGACCCACTGGTAAACTGTCCAAGTTGCAAAGAGGACACACTGACAAGAGTTATAACGGGAGGTGCTTACGCCTTTGTTAAAAACGCGAACACAATAGGAACGCTGGCCGATAGAAACGCAAAAAATAACAAGTCCTTAATTCAAGAAAATAAGCATAAAGCATCCGAAGATAAGCCTACTGAACCAAAAACTTGGTACGACAAACACAAATCAGCAACCAATAAAGAGGTACAAAATATGACTAAGGAACAGAAATCTAAATATATAATTGAGGGGAAAAGTTAAATGTCTTTCCATAGAATAAAACGATCTGTCAACGAAATTGTTACTCAAGAAGTGCTATTTGACAGGAACGGTTCGGCCATAGAGAATTCCGGGGTTAAGGACTGTTACGGCAAAATGATCTCTGTCGACGACAGGGAAAAGGTATATCTAGTAAAGGTGCTACAACATACGCTGTATGACCCCGTAGGCACCTACTCCAATCGAAAAAGATTTTTAGAATCTGGTTTTAAAAGAGTGTCTAAAAATACTTTTGATTTCTACATGATGTATCTTAAAACAAACAATTCAATATACTTAACAAAAGCTCAGAGAGGATTTTTAAATGACTAAAACTGGACCACTAAGCAAGGCAGAGAAATTTTACATAGAAAATAGATATTCAGAGGAAATGGATGTAGATCGACTTTGTAAGGAATTGGATAGAGCCAAGAAATCTGTGCAAAACTTTATAAACAAGAATGCCCTATCGAAGAAAGAAGAAGAACCGGAGAATAAGGAGACGTTACTTTCTCGACAGTTTGCAAAATCCAACGGGTCAATCGTGATGACGCCCAACGCATCCGTCATGACTGATGACATGCGAGCGTCATTTAACCAGAATAAATCCAGCAGAAGAAAATGTGTAACGAAAATTAAAGATGAATAACGAAAAATTCCTAGAACGATATAGAGAAAACAAAACCGTAATCTGGGTCAAGGTGGCACTTACTAATGGAGTTGAAGTTTTCTTTCATGAATATAAAACTTGGCCGGGTCTGAAGAGATACTGCGAAGATAGATCTGTTTTTGTTAAGGACTTCCGTCTTCAATTCAGATCACACGAAGTTAAGATAGACCTATCAGACGCTGATGGTCTATACTTTATTAGATCCGTCTTGGGACAGATGGGTGGAGACTCTAAAGATTACTATACCGTAGGTGTAATTAAAGAGGATATTGTCTACAAAAAAATGTGGATAATGCCGGAACTCGTTGAGGAGAAAAGTTATGAGGACGACATCGACTCTTGTTTTGAAGAAGGGATTATTTACGATGACCGAAAAACGAAAAAGAACAGACAAAAGTAGGTATAAACACGAGAGCACTGGAGACTATTGCACTTGTGCTGCCTATGTTGCCGAGATAATGTGCAAGAAGAATGCGGAGAATAAAAACGAAGGCTCCCTACCCTATAAATTCTGGAGTAAGAAACCTTGGGACTGGACATTCAAAAGACAGCTCATTGCCGCTAACAAAATGCTGAAAGATCACAACTTTTTGGAAGAAGCACTTGTTAAGGCTGTTCTATCAAATGAATTTAAACGCATTTTTTCTTTGAATCACCCAAATGCTATTAGGGTTATTGAGAAGTATCAGCTACTATTAGTTAGTCAATTAAACCGAAAACAAGAGATTGAAGTAAAGAAGGAAGCGAAGCACCAAAAGAAGAAGTTCGGAAAGAAAAATATACTAAGTACATTAAGGAAACTTGAAAATGGGGAAGAAGAAATCTAAAATCATTGAGTTTGAAAACGATCCAGTTAGTAATCAAATTAATAAGAAATACGGTGCCATAGTTGAGTCGGGAAGTCAGGTCTTGGCCACCCTAGAAAATTTTAATACCATTGGCGTATCCCCAGCCCTAGACATCGCTTTAGGCGGAGGCTTGAGGGAAGGAAGTTGCGTGGTGATGACCGGAGATCCTAAGACCGGAAAGACAACTACAGCACTTTATTTTGCAGCTAAAGCTCAAAAGGCAGGCAAGAATGTCTTTTACTTTAACACTGAGGGCAGACTAACCAAGGAGAATTTCAAGGGCATAAAAGACCTAGACATTGACAAGATTAAAATTGTTCAGGCCACAGATAAAGAGCCCATGGTCTCCGCTGAGAAATATCTAAACACGCTTGAGACGTATATCAAGAACACTCCGGACTTGGTAGCTATTGTCGACTCAACTTCAAGCATGGTTCCTCAAGATGAGTTAGATGGTGAAATTAGAACTGGAGTACGCAACGCTTTGCCTAGACTCTTATCTATGTTCTTTAAGCGTATAAGCGGCGACGTAGCTAGAATGAAAGCTATATGCATCTTTATTACACACAACATAGCAAACACTGGTGGCAGTAGATATTCTCCGAACAAGATGGCAGACTGCGGAAATATGCTTCAATACCAAGCTGGAACCAACATGGTAATCACCCACCGTGGCAAATGGGAAGTGCCTAAAGACTCTGGCAATCACGTTGGCCAAGTCGCCAACTGGGTAATCAAGACATCGGCAGCCGGAGGAACTCCCAACTCTACGGCAGAGGGGTGGATTCGCTACGGGATCGGCATTGATGAATGTCAGGAAGTAGCCCAGATAGCTAGTGAATTTGCTATGATAAACCGAAGTGGTGCTTGGTACACTATATCTTGTGCTGTGGAAAATAAAGACGATCCAGTGATCAAAAACTGGTTAATAGAAAACGAGATTGACCACGAAAACGATGAAGCTATCTCAAAAGCCTTTAAGTTTCAGGGGATGGAAAAGGTAAATACCTTCCTAGAGGAAAACACTGAAATCACGCAATTCATTTATCAACAGATAAGAGAAGTTTTTCTATGAAAGTTGTTGGACTAAATGGTCGTGAATATAATCTAGATTTAAAAAAATACATAGACAACGACAGATCAAAACGATCATTCTACCATCTCAGGGCACGAGAAATAATCAAAGATATTTTTCGCGGATACACTATACTAGAAGAGGTAAAACTTCCGGGAACAGTAAAACCTGCAAAAAAATCTGTTTTATACCTTGACTTTCTCATTCCAAATGTTAGAATAGGGGTTGAGGTTCAGGGACAACAACATTTTAAGTACACGCCATTCTTCCATAAGAGTAAGGCTGGATTCCTTAGAGCGAAAGCTAGAGACAGGAATAAAGCTGAATGGTGTGAAATAAACGATATTGAACTAATAGCTTTGAGATATGACAGCTCAGAAGAACACTGGAGAGAACAACTTGAACGCCGCTGATAGACTAAAGGATTTCTTAGATAGAATAGAAACTTACGTATCCTGTAAGAATTTAGCACCCACAAAGTTTTCCGAGGAATTCGCTTTAGCAGAAACATTATCCCTTGAACAAATGGACAGGCTAACCAGAGATGACTGCTTTAATTTTGCTTACATGCTGTATCAGTATGCTGACCATGTAGCATCAGAGAAGGCTACTCAGGAAACGGTGGTGAACTGGTGCGAGGGCAGTCTCAATATTATAATCTCAAGTGAGATACAAGACATGGCTGGAGAATATTTAAAGCACGACATCAAGGTTGCTAATATATTAAGAAGTCATGATTTAGCAAGGAAGATCAAAGATTGGCAGGATGTCGCAAAAGCCAGACTTGCAAAAATCGTAAGTCGAGAATATAACGTGAGAAGAAAAGCAGATATCTTAATTGAAAAAGGTAGAAGAAAATGAGTGATGACATAGTAAAAGCACTTTTAGAGTCCCTTACTCCAGACCAAAAAGAGGATCTTATAAAAGGCATACTGAACAGCAATGTAAAAGGGGGGGAAACCCCTAAAACCAAAGATGTAGAGGAAACCGTTTCCTCTAGTCCTAGACCGAATGTTAACAAAGATTTCTCTGTCGATAGAGAAAATGTAAAGGGAAGTAAAAAATTGGTTAAGTTTAGAAAAAACAAGTGGGTGGATCAAGGGGAAATGAGAGACGAGACTGTTAATTATGACAAGCTTGAAAAAACTCGGACTCCAAGGGAAAGAAGTCAACCCAACAAGAGACAAGTTGAATGTCACGTTTGTGGCAAATCTTTTGCCATGAATGAAAATCTTATTCACGGTGAATATATTAGATGCAATCGTTGCACAGGAAGATAGAAACATGGATTCAAACCTTTCGGACGTAGGTTCGGAGCGTGCGGTACTAGCAGGGTTATTCGCATACGGCCTAGAGTCATACGTAGAAATTTCAGATTTCTTGACTCACAATAGCTTCTCGCACAGGAACAATCAAGTAATCTATAAATGCGTAGAGAAAATTCTACAGAGTGAAGCACATATAGACTTGCCAGCGATTTTGTCTGCTTCAGAACAGCTTAATCTTTCTGAAGTGGTTCAAACGAGCCAAGAGCTTGAGTATATTCGTGACCTGATGGAATATCCCGTCAAACAGGAAAACGTACCTCACTTCGCAGCTCAGGTAAAGAAATTTGAGTTGGCTAGAAAAGCTAAACGCATAGCCAATAAAATCAGTAAAGACATTGGGGATATCAACGGCGATGAGACAATTGATGAGATTGTTAGTCTCATAGAGTCCCCCATAACCGAATTTCTTAGAGACGATGAGCTTGGTCAAAAACCCGAAAAATTAGGCGACGACATTGATGAGTATTTAGAGTTTCTGATTGAAAATAAATGTGACCAAATAGGATTGTCAAGTGGGTTTCCGAGGTTCGATGCGGTCGTTGGGGGAGGCCTTCGTCGCAAGTGCGTCGATCTTGTATCCGCTCGTCCCGGTGTTGGTAAATCTGTCTTTGGAGACAACGTTGCTTTGTATAATGCTAGAAAAGGTATTCCAGTTCTCATGCTTGATACCGAGATGAGCAAAGAGGATCACCTCAATAGAATTATATCTAATATTAGCGGTGTTCCTATTACCGAGGTGGCAACAGGTAAATTCGCTGAAGACGATGAAAAGGTTATCAGGGTTCAACAGGCTGTAGATGAGATTAGAGAGATACCATACACATATGTAAGCGTCGCCGGTGCTCCTTTTGAAGCAATCATGAATACCATCAAACGTTGGATCATCCAAGATGTTGGTCAAGACGAGAATAATAACACGAACGACTGCTTGGTTGTTTATGACTACCTTAAACTAATGTCGTCCAGCTCTATAAACAATAACCTCCAAGAGTATCAGGCACTCGGATTTCAAATTACCAACCTTCATAATCTGGCGGTCAAGCTTGATTTTCCATGCCTCTCTTTTGTGCAACTCAACAGAGACGGCATCACCAAGGAGTCTACAGACGCGGTGAGTGGATCTGACAGACTTATTTGGTTGTGCACGTCGTTCTCCATATTTAAATTGAAGTCGGCTGAGGAGCTGGCTGAGGACGGACCAAACTCGGGGAATAGGAAGCTGGTCACTTTAAAGGCTAGACATGGTGCAGGACTGCTTGATGGAAACTATATCAACATGAACATGGTCGGTAGCCACGCTCAACTAGGAGAGCTTAGGACTAGAGATGAAATTCGCTCTTCACCAGAAGACGGCATTATTGAGGGGGCACAACTTCCGTTCGAGGTAAGTGAAAACGAATAACGCGGGTAAAAACTAAAGATGAGCAAAATAGAAAAGACGGAGAAACTACAATGTCGTTAACAGCAAAAATAGTAACATTTTCAATTATAGCACTGGGTATGTATGACCTATTGGCGGTGTCTATAGGAGGCGTCCCTCTTAGCATTAGTCGGTTCATGCAGGAGTCAGCGTTGGAGGCACCTTTTATAGCTTTTGCAGTAGGGTTTACATGTGGGCATATTTTTGGCTATATGCCACCAAAGAAGAAGGAAGAATAATGCTGACAGTTAAGACGTTAGATTTAAATAAAGTAAAGAAACTTATATTTGACGATATTGATAAACTTCTTAACAGTTTAGAGTTGGAGTATGATCAAGTAGCGGATAATATATTTATGAAGTGTCCCATACATGAAGCTAGCGACAATCCTCAAGGTCTATCTATATCACTATCTCGTCAAGCGTGGCGATGTTGGACTAGAGGTTGTCATGAAGACTCAAGTACAGATATCTTTGGTTTTATAATGGGGTGTCTGGAAACAGATAATTTCTCCGAAGTTTTAAAATATGTTTGCAACCTTTACAACATTGAGGGTGCCCAGTACAACAAAAGTCTTGAACCAAAAAAAGAAGGCGAGAGTAAAGAGTTTAGCAATTTGGTTAGCACTTTTAAGAAAAAAGAAAAACCCAGAACAACTCCACAAGAAATTTTTACAGGAGCCTTCCCCAAAAAAATGCTAGATGGCTCACCGTATTTTGAGAGCAGAGGGTTCAAAAGGGAGACCTTGAATCATTTTGACATCAAAGATAGCGATTCGTTTATTATGAGGCATAGATCTATAATACCTGTTTCATTCCGAAAAAAGACAGTAGGGTTTATAGCTAGAGCCACCAAGAGATGGATAGAGCCGAAGTATCTTTTCTCCGAAGGTTTTAAGAAGACAGACTATTTATACAATTATGATAACGCAATACTCCAAGCACAGAAAGTTGGATGTATGTTCCTCGTTGAGGGACAAGGGGACGTTTGGAAGCTTTACGAAGCGGGTGTATACAATGCTATGGGTCTTTTTGGTAAAGACGTATCAATAAAACAAAAATCTCTTTTACTGAAAAGTGGAGTTACTAAGCTTGTAATACTAACAGATAACGACCAAGCAGGTAGAGAGTCTAAGATAAAGATCAAAAGGGATATGTCAAGATCATTCAAGTTGATTTTCCCCCCGATGAAAACGAAAGATTTAGGAAACATGTTCGTAGAAAAAATTAAAGACAGTATATTAAATAATCTACAAGGATACTTTTAATGAACATAATAGGAATCTCTGGAAGAAAGCAGGCTGGTAAAAATACCGTCGCAAATATACTTCACGGAATAGCATTGAAGAATAACAACCTCATTAAAGACTGGAATGTTGGGCCTAATGGGGAATTAATGATTCTCACCGAAAACGAGGAAGATCAGGAGGGGTGGGGTGAATTTGATATAACCCGAAGAGATGAACAGTTCACTCAGTATGCAGAGCACAGCATGTGGCCACACGTGAAGCTTTACAGTTTTGCAGACAGGCTGAAGTGGATATGTACTGAACTTTTTGATATCCCAAAAGAGTGTGCGTGGGGAGTCGACGAACAAAAAAACCAGCCCCAAAAACATTTACTATGGGAGAACATGCCCAAAGCAATTAACTCTAGCCTCATGAAAAAGCTTTTAGCACCAGATGCCAAGAAGAGTTGGGATTGGAAAGAAGGACCAATGACTGCTCGTGAGTTTATGCAGTTTCTTGGTACAGATATAATGCGTAAAATATATGGCTCTGTTTGGGTGAATAGTACAATCAAAAAAATAACACGAGAGCAGTCTGAGTTAGCCATTATTGCTGATGTAAGATTTCCAAACGAAGCAAAAGCTATCGAAAATGCTGGAGGAGTCGTAGTTAGACTTACTAGAAAAGTATCTGATGATAATCATGATAGCGAAGTAGCACTAGATGAATACCCATTCAAACACTTCATAGACAATAAAGACGGCAGTCTCGATTCTATGGCAGTCAAGGTTAATAAGTTTTTTCGTTATCTACAGGAGAATTGATGTTAGTTACATATCTTAGAAGCTCTAGTTATAATAATTATGACTTCTGCCAAATGCAGTACTTTATGACCTATGTTCTTGGACACCAGTCTGATAGCGGAAAAAAGGCAGAACAAGGTACGATGGCACACAAGGCTATGGAGATTCTGGCTGGACTAAAGAAGTTCCAGCAAGATAACCCGAAGAGAAAATATCTCGTAGTAGAGGACGACGCTGCTGGTAAAATAAGAATCCACAAAGACAGGCTGCACACAGAAGACTTTGTAGATGAGTTATGTGAGCTTAGTATTGATTGTTATGCTAAAGATTCCAAGCACAAGTTTCAGCCAGCGGAAAGAAAGGCAGTAACTGCGTGTGTTTCGACCTTTTTAACCCATAGTGATGGCCAATTTGACCCCAGACTCAGAGATATCTATCACCCAGAGCCTCATTTTGACATTCCAATTGAAGAAGACTGGGCTAAGTTTGAGTACGAAGTAAACGGAGAGAAAGTGGAAGGGCAATTAGCGGTTAAGGGAACAATTGATCTTGTTACTAAAATCTCCGACGACACCATAGAGGTTATTGACTGGAAAAGTGGTCGCCGCATGGATTGGGCAACGGGTACAGAAAAAGATTACAAAAAATTAGAGAATGACCCCCAACTACTACTCTATTTCTATGCGATATCTAAGCTATATCCAGACTTTCCTAATAGAATTATGAGTATATTTTTCTATAAGAACATGGAAGGAGATGTAGATCCAAAGCCTTTTAGTCTGTGTTTTGGCCCAGAAGATGAAGTCAGATTTTTGGAGATGTTAAAAAAGAGATTTGAGGAGATTAAACAAAACGACAAGCCCCAACTACTAGATCGAACGAGAAAACACTGGAAATGTAAGTATCTCTGTCATTTTTGTAAAAACGATTGGCCGGGAACAGAGAAGAAAATGTGTATACATATAGAGGAGCACCTCAATGAACACGGTATGGAAAAAACCGTGGAAGATTGTACTAGAGAAGGATTTAATATAGGATATTACGAAGCACCGGGTTAACAAACATAAGGAGTATGAGATGTTAGACTTTTTCTACAATAGACGAGATTTTCTAAGGGTTGGAGGAATTGGGGCAGGCATGTCAGCCGTTGGTCTTTCTGATCAAGCTTTCTCTCAAGAGGGGTTCGACGCATACAAAGACAAGACGGTTGTATGGCTATGGCTTGGTGGAGGCCCTTCTCAATTTGAAACCTTCCATGCTCCTATGGATGACGCTCCTACTCCGTGGCAGCCAGTTAATGGTAGAATCTATGACTCAAAGACTAACATTGCATTAGGTGGAGACTGGATCAATCTAGCGAAGCACACCTCAAAGTTAAATGTAGTCAACTCTTTTAATCATAAGGACTCCTCTCATAGACAGGGGACTCACTTCATGATGACTGGACATTATAATAAAGAGAGAGCTACTACCTCTATGTCAATGTATCCCTCTTTTGGATCTATTGTATCTGCATGTTATGGCCCTAACCATCCAGAGAATGGTGTTCCCACCTATGTTAAGCAGGGTAAGATAGAAGCAGATGAAGGCTCATGGTTGGGAGGAGCTTTTAAACCCTTTGATCCATCGAATAAAGAAAACCTTACTCCTCAAATCCAACTTGACAGGTTCGCTCAGAGAAGAGATCTACTGAACGACATGGACATTAAAAGAGTCTCAGGCAAAGGTGCCGAGTCTGTTGAGTTTTATGAGGGTCAAGCCTACGATGTAATCCTAGGTTCAGCTAAGGATGCCTTTAATCTAGACAAAGAAAATGAAAAGACTAGAGAATCATACGGCAAGAACGCTATTGGAGATCAGCTCTTATTAGCAAGAAGACTTGCAGAGCATGGGACTCGCTTCGTAACTCTTCACTATGGAGGTTGGGATCATCATAGCAATGTGGGCACAGCGATGAAAACTAAAGTTCCTCCTGTGGATAAGGCAATAGCTTCCTTTCTTCAAGACGTTGAGGAGAGAGGGTTGAGCGAGAAGATACTCCTTGTTGTCACTGGTGAGTTTGGAAGAACAAAACTAAATGGAACAGTAGGTCGTGACCACTGGCCTTCAATGACTCCTATGTTAATGGCTGGTGGGGAATACCAATCAGGCAGAACAATTGGAGAGGCTGATCGTTCGTACAGTCCCATTAGTGAGCCCTATGGCCCACTTGATCTTCAAGCAACCTTGTTTGATCACTTTGGAATAAGCAAAGAAACCATGAGAACAGACAATGGTGGACGACCTAGATATTTATTAGAAGGCGAGGCAAAGTCAATACTATGAGAAAACAAGAATACATAAATCAGGTAAGTCAGCATATCCATGAAGAGGGTTATGTGGAGGAGTTAACCTTTAGTAATTTAATCATCCCAGAAGATTCTGACTATGAGGATTTTGGAGAAGACACAGAAGAAATAGAGGTTTCCAAAGCTATAGACTTCACCAAGAGCGATTCTGCGGGAGCCTGCTGGGAAGGCTACGAAAGGGTTCCCAACACCAAAGAGGGTGATCCGGGAAGTTGCAGAAAAACAGGAAGCTCTCAAGCCGTCGAATATCAGGGCAGGAAGGTTACATTGAACAAACCGTTTAGAACACCAGATGGCCCCAAAAAGCGTTCAGTTTATGTGAAGAATGAAAAGGGTAATGTTGTAAAGGTTAACTTCGGAGACCCTAACATGAAAATTAAAAAAAATGATCCGGCAAGACGCAAGAGCTTTAGAGCTAGACATAATTGCGATAACTCCGGCCCTAAATGGAAGGCAAGATATTGGTCTTGTAAAGCGTGGTAAAGTAAAACTATGAGACAATTGCTAAAATTAATAGCTCCCTATTCATACCCAATCTTTTTGGTTGCCGTTGCCATCGGGATGAATACTCTAGCTTATAGTGTAGGTGAGCTAAAAAAAGAAATACGAGAGATGTATACCCTTCACGTCTACCAAGCGAAGCAGATAGATATGCTTCTGAACATTAGACTTAGAGAAAGTAGGGAAGAAGAGCAGGCGTGGATTCAGAAGACTAAGGAAAAGTATCATTTATTAACAGAGCCTAAAGGTGAGGAAAAGTAAATACTATGACAATTAAGTTAACAGAAGCCGCAGCGGAAGAAGTTAAAATTTCTAAAGAAGAGGGCCACTACTTGAGGGTTGCCGTAAAAGGCGGAGGATGTTCTGGGTTTGAGTACAAGCTCACATTTGACTTGGAGTATGACGAAACAAAGGATACGCTATCTAATCAACATGGCGTGGATATTATTGTAGATAGAAAAAGCGATCTGTATTTAGACGGGACTGTTTTAGATTATTATTCTGATATTTCTAAACGTGGATTTACATTTGAGAATCCAAACGCAGTTAAATCTTGCGGTTGCGGAAGCAGTTTTCAAGCATAATTTAGGAGAAACCATGAGTTACATAAGAGACGCAGACGAATTCTTACAGAAGAAAAATAACGCAAACAAGAAGGCTGGATATCCACCTAACTGCAACGAAGGATATGTAGAGAAAGAAGGAAAATGTGTCTCTGCAAAAGAAGAATCCGAAGCAGGATATCTCTATGAAAATGTTAAAACAGGAGAAGTCTTCACCTACACAAGAAGAGGGGGACATAAAAAGGACGGTACTCTTTTGGTGTATAGAGGCAAAGCGTAAGTGTGTTCCTTTCAAATAGACTATGCTCGATTATCTTAGCTATCTTTTCGATTGCTTTAGTTTCATCGGGCAGGCCTGAAAGACTTGTAACATACGATTTCTGTGATCACCTTGAGATCAATCACGTTTATAAAATAAACGCAGAAACAGGAGAAACTAAATTAAGAATGGTTCAGTATGTTTGGTGGGAATGGAGAAAGCATATCCTTATTCCAGTACTAGACTTTCACACAAAACAAAAGACGGGACTTAGCAAAAGGGGTTCGGGATTTGCTGTAAGAGAATATGTAGTTGTTAAAAACAATCACCTCGCACGGCCAAAAATCATTCACACCTCTCTTTCAAGAACTAAGGATGGATGGTTATGTGTGTATCAAGACTTCATCAGTGGTAAGATGAGACATGTATCGTTTAAATGGATAATTACTACTCACACTCTTTATGACTCAGAACTAAACAATAGAGATGTAGTAGCATTAGAACACAGGAATAAATTTATAAAAAGGTAAGACAATGAGCTGGAAAAAAACACAAAATCGCCGTTCGTTTATACAGGCTGGATTCTTAGGTGGGCTAGGACTTTCTCTATCGGACTACTTCCGCATACAAGAAGCTCGTGGAGACCAGAAGTTCTATGAGAGCAAAGAAGGGAAGGCTAAAAGCGTTATATTTATTTACCTTCCCGGAGGATCTGCTCACCAAGAGACTTGGGACCCGAAACCCTTCGCTCCACTTGAATACCGTGGGCCGATGAGTAGTATTCAAACTAATGTTGCAGGAGTCAGACTTAATGAGACAATGGTACATACAGCAAAGATAGCTGATAAGATTGCCATTTGTCGATCCATGACTCATGGTGAAGCGGCTCACGAGCGTGGAACTCATAATATGTTCACTGGCTATCGTCCCAGTCCAGCACTTCAGTATCCAAGCATAGGCTCTGTGGTGTCGCATGAATTTGGCCCACGAAACAATCTTCCGCCCTATGTTTGTATCCCCAATCCCCCTAATGAATATTCTGGAACTGGTTATTTAAGTAGTTCATATTCTGGATTTGGTCTTGGGGCAGACCCGGCAAGTGCTGATTTTAAAGTGCGTGACCTGAATCTACCCAATGGGGTAAATGATGATAGGTTTATCAAGAGGCAGAAGGTTCTAGCTACTGTCAATGATCGCTTTGCTAATAAAGAAAATTCAGACTCACTTGATGCTGTCGATACATTCTACGATAGAGCATATAGTTTGATTAACAGTCAGAAGGCTAGAGCAGCATTTGATATCAACAAAGAAGACGCTGCTACTCGTGACAAGTATGGGCGTAACACTGCTGGTGCTCGGATGCTACTAGCTCGTAGGCTCGTTGAAGCTGGCACTCGTTTTGTCACGCTGACCTATGGTGGGTGGGATATGCACAATGGTATTGAGGCAGGAATTAAAAGACAGGTTCCAGCTCTTGACCAAGGTTTCGCTGCTCTCATTTCAGATCTAGACGATAGAGGTCTGCTTGACTCAACGCTTGTATGTATAGCCTCTGAATTTGGCCGCACACCAAAAATCAACGCCACTGCTGGTCGTGATCACTGGCCCAAAGTATTTAGCATTGTTATGGCTGGTGGCGGCATCAAGAGAGGCATAGTCTACGGGAAGTCTAACGCCACAGCTAGTGAGCCAGAAGAAGACGCTCTAACCGTTAAAGACTGGGCTACAACAGTATACAACCAGCTAGGTATTGTCGCAGATAAAGAGCTAATGGCTCCCGGAGATAGACCTATCGAAATTATAGATGGCGGCAAAGTAAGACAACAGTTAATTATTTAATAAAGAAACGGAGAATAAAATGAATAGAAGAAGCATACTAACGTTATTGGTAGGGGTTATGGTTATCCCTTGTGAATTGGCTTCGGCTGTAATGGCAAAAGAGTCTCCCAAGTCATCCTGTGAGGACTGCAAGAAATGCGACCCCACATGTAAGTGTAACTGTAAAAAGAAGTGTAGATGTAAACCCGGATGTTGCAAAAAGGGTCATACTGACTCAGGATCGTCAGGTAGACCTCCACACAGTAGACCTCCACAGGGTAGACCCCCACAAGGCAGACCATCTCCCGATAGACACTCTCGATATAAAGAGATGATCAAAAAGTTTGATAAAGATAAGGATGGCAAGCTTGACGGGAAAGAAAGAGAAGCTTTTAAAAAGTATATCCAGAAACGAAGGGGTTAAATAGATAAAAGTGCCAAAAAAGAAAACCTATAAAGCTTTGAAAGAAGACGAAGAAGAGCTACAAAAATTTCGTGAACAGAGCAAGCTCATCGACGAAAAATCAAAGATCATAATAGCTAAGTATGCTAAG